CGCAATAGCGAGAGGGCGGGACCGAAGCCCCGCCCTGTATGAGGTATCGCGTTACGAACCCTGTGTGCCCATGAAGCGCTTCTTGCCAACCGCGAGGACGGCGATCGGCATGGCGCCGCTATCGTTGCCGGACGGCGTCAGCGTCAGGCGCACATAGCGCTTGCTGCCGATGTAGCCGATCGTCTTAATCGCGAGGTCGTCGGAGAAGATGGGAGACGCCGCAGCCTCCTGGCCGGTGCCGGATGGCAGGAAGTCCTTGTCGTCGACGGCGGCGGCATCTGCGAGCGCGCTGTCGTCCCCCTCCTCCACCAGCACCGTGCTTGTGGCATTGGCGTCCGTCCACGTGCCGACCTGGAGAACGAATGTCAGCGAGGTCAGCAAAGACATATCGATGATATTGCCGACGAACGCGGTGTCGGAGTTGGTCTGCGTTTGAGGCTTGATGACCTCGAGGAAGCTATATCTGTTTAGGTTGTCGCCGCCGATCATGGCCGGATCTCCTGGTGTGTTCGGGATGGAGAGCGGGACCGGAGCCCCGCTCGTTTATGCGGTCGGCTCAGATCAAGAGGTTCCGAACTTCAGGACCTTGATCGCGTCGGAGTTGGTGATCGCGCCGCCCGTTCTCTTCGTGGTGTAGAATAGGACGTTACCCTTGGTCGAGAAGGGATCGCGCAACTGGCGAATGCCCTGGCGGTCGACGATTTGATAGCCCTGCTTGAAGTCGCCGATGGCGATGGCGAAGGCGTTTGAAGTGGTAAAGTCGGCCATGTCGGCGAACTCCTCCACCCGATAGCCGAGCACGCTGTCGACGATGCCGGAGGCTTCAAGCCTGGGATCATAGATATAGTTGCCGAGCTGATCCTTGATTTTGCGCACCGCGCCGAGCGTGGTGCGGTTCATCGCCCATGCCAGCGTCTTGCGGAAGCCGGCGTTGAACGAGTAGATCAGATCGAGCAGATCATCCGCCGGCGATACCGTTGCCGATGCCGTGCGGAAAGCGCCGGAGCTGCCGGTGAACTTGTACTGCAGGGCACCGAAGGCGCGGGTGGCGTCGGCCGTGGTGACGAAAGACCCTTGGACCTGGGACAGGAAACCCGCCGGCTGCTTGACCGCATTGCCGGTAACGAACGCGGTGTTTTCGGCGCGGCCGAAACGGTTGAGCACCTTGTCGTTGACCAGGCCCTCGATATCGATATCCATGTCGTCGAGCGCGTTCTGCGTCATCGTCGGCATGGCGTACATCTCATGCACGGGGATATCGACCAGGCCAAACTGCGGCGTCGTCGTTGCCGTGCGCGATGGCGTCTGCTCACCAACCCAGCCATACCCCACGTCATCGCGGTCGACGCGGATTTCGTAGGAGTTGGATTTGCCGATGGTGACGATAGACGCGAGGTTGCGCATCGCCGAGGTCTCACGTAGGCGCTGGATCACATAATCGGAGCGGGCCGGCTCGATGTAGAAGCCGCCATCGGGTCCCGAGCCAGCCGCAATGGTCTTGACCTCGTCAGCATCGAGGCTGTCTTTGCCGAAGCGGGACAGCTTATCGAAAACGGCTTTGTATTTTAGACGATGCGCCGCGCCCTTGGCCTGATCCCCGGGAGCCCCGATCCACTTAGCGACTTCCAGGTTCGCCTTTGTCTCGAGCGCGGCGGTCTTGGCATCCACTTGCGCAAGTGCGGGACGGTTCACCTTGCGATAGATCGCGTTGATCTCGTCCTTGAACGCATCGAGGGCCTTGCTGGTCTTGCTCCACTCGGCCTTCGTTACTGCGTCTTCGCCGCCCTTCTTGACCTGCTTTTCCAACGCCTCGGTTTTCTCGCGGTTGGTCGCGAGCGCGGCTTGCAGGTTGTCGAAGAGGCCTTTCACTTCCTGGGGCATTGCCCCATTCGCTTCACCAGCCATTGGCTGATCTCCATCAGGAACGAGCTGCGTCGATTGAACGTCGCAGACCGTCCTCGATGAACGACCAGTCGACGTCCGGTTGCGTACTCGCAACCCCGTCGCCAGCGTCCTGCTTGGCTTTGAGGAGACACTTGAACCCGCCGATGATTTGGCGGGCTTTCGACCGGGTGAGCCCAGCGTCCTGCATGAGCCACCGCTCGAACTCTCTGATATCGAGCGGCAAACCATCGGTCGATGATTTGACCACCTCGATATCACACAATTCGTTCATGGGGAACATCACTGTGCTGATTTCCCGCAATTCCACGTCTTCCAGGTAGCGCACCCGGTTGGAGCGGTCGGGCGAAGCCTTGCGCACGCGGTAGCCGATCGAGAGGCCCTCGATCTGGCCGGCCTTCATGAGCGCGTGCACCTCGCGCGCCTTCTGCAGGTCCTCGATCATCAGCTGGCCGGTGGCCCGCAGCCCGTGGCCGTCCTCGGCCAGGTCGAGCCACTTGCCGATGGGCTGCAGCGGGTCGTGCTCGTACAACATCTTGACCTTGCCGGCCGGGCGCTCGCTGAGCGATGCCTTGAAGGCTCCGGACTTGACGACGTCGCCGCCCAGGTCCTCGTTGCCGAAGACGCTGGCGTAGCCGGTGAACTCGCCCGACTTGTCGGAGAACGACTTGATATCGAAGAAGGCGCGGCCGTACTCGACGCCCGCGCTCTGCATCGTCTTGATCAGCATGGGGTGGCTCACCTGTAGAGGGTGTGGGCGCCGGGCGCCTTGCGGGCCAATGCCCGACCGTCTGAATTGATCGTGAACCGCTCGTATTGTTCCTCGAGCCAGATGTTGAACTCAGAGAGCTGAGCGGACAGCTCGCGTCCGGCCGGGATGGGATTGGCGTTGTAGTCGGAGACGGGAATGCGCAAGTAGAGCTTGCTCGCATCCATTGAAATGTTCTGAAGAGCGCGTCGGACTTCTGTCGGCGAACCGCCCTCGATGGCTGCCTCGGCCTGGCGCCGCAGATCGCGAAGCTCGTCCTCCGCGTCGGCGATCGCTTGTGGGATGTCGGCAGCCTTGTGCGAATGGCGCATGCTCTTGCCTTCCAGTCTGGAGATCAGGGCCTGCACGCGGAAGCGGGTGTCGTCGCTCAGGCCGTCGTCGAGATCGCGCAGCTCGGCCAGAAGCTCGGTCTGCTCTTCCTCGTCGTTGTCCTCGACGGCGGTCGAGACGCGGGCAGCAAGCGCGTCGATGCGCTCCTTGAGGGCGGCGCTGTCCTCATCGTCCTGGGGATCCCAGAAGGCCTTGCGCGCGAGCGCCAGCTCTTCCGCCTTGCCCTCGACCTGGGCTTCGACCGCCTGCACCTGGGACTGGATTTCGAGGACGACGGTCCGTAGCTGTGCCGCTTGGGCGACGAGCGCGTCCCACTGCTCGGAGTAGACCGACAGCCGGTTGGTAAGTGCGACGGCTGTGTTGTCGGCGTACTGGGTATCCATGTTTTCCGTGATGGCGCGGATGCCGGCGGCGATGTCCTCTATCTTCGGCTTCAACGCATCGGCATCGCTCTGCACGCGCTCCCACTCGGAGGTCACCCGTTCCAGGTGATCCTGCAGGGTGGTGAGCGCGCCGCGCAGCGCCACGGCGTTGAGGGACGGGCGCGTGCTGCTGCCGGGGGTCAGGGCGGTTCCGGTCGGGCTTTCGGCCTGGCGCTCGGCCTCGGCCTCCACGTCATCGGCGCGCGAGAACAGGCCGGTGATCTTGTCGCCGATCCAGCTTAGGACTGCGTTGACGGTGCCGACTCCGTTGTAGGAACCAATCATCTTGCTCTCGTCGATCGCGCGCGAGGACTTGCTGAACGGCTTCATCGCCCCCGCGAGAGCGCTCAGAATGCGGTCCAGGCGGGCTTTCTCGGCATCCGTCAGCGCTTCATCCGATCCGCCATCGATCGCGTCGGCGATTTCGCCAACGTCCCCATGCGCCTCACGCGCGGCCTCGATCAGTTTTTCAAGCGCATCGATTTGCGCCTGCAGCTGCTCTTTCGTCATGCCTGCTCTCCAATCGCTGCCGGCTCGTACAGCGCGATGCACCTGCAGCGGATGATCTGCTCTGGGGGCGCCTTGAAGTCGCCGGGGTAGTCCATCTCGATGCCGCCCACCGTGAACGGCTCCTCGAGCGCCACCGTCTGCCCGTTGGCCTCGGCGTGGTCGGGGCGCGTGCGGTGGTCCTCGGTAGCGAGCCAGGTCTTGTTGAAGGCGAGCGGGCTTGCCTCGGCAGCCGCCTGCTGCCCGAACATGGCGGCGCCATGCGTCTCGGTGATCGCGATCATGCGCGCCCGCGCCAGGCCGATCTCGCCCGAGGTGGCCTCGACGATGGCCTTGGCGATCTCTTCGACGGACTGGTTCTCGTCCTCGCCCTGGATGATGGCGTTCATGACCAGGGCGCGCGTGGTGTCGGAGATGCCGACCACGGCCTCTGCGGTGTGCTCGCCCATGTAGTCGCGGATGGAGCTGTCGAGGTCGTCGAAGGCGGCCTTGCGCTCGAGGCCGTGAGCGGACTTGGGTGTGTGCGTCAGGCGGTCGGCGAAGGCGCGGGCGGTGGACACCAGCGAGGGCCGCAGCATGCGCGCCAGCTCGCCACGCAGCGGGAGGAGTGCTTCCTGCACGCCGTCGTGGCCGTCCTTACGGTAGCCGTGCGCCGCGCGCCGCCCCAGGCCTGCCAGGACGCGTGCAGTATGGGCCTGCAGGGCAAGCTCGTGGCTCAGCACCAGGCGCGTCTGTGCGGCCCGCTCGAAGGCGCGGCGGGTGTCGAGGTGCGGGGCCGCGCGGCGCAAGCTCATCTGTAGAGCGCGTGCGCTCCAGGTGCCGCCTTGCCGCCGAAGAAGCGGCCGATGCGAGAGAGAAAAGACGATCCCGCCTGCAACTGATCGATGATCTCGCGGATATGATCGCGAGCCTTGGCTCGCGTGCCGAGAGATATTTCGGGTCCAAGCTCGCCAATCACCCGGTCCTCGATCTCCCTGAGACGCTCGATTGCTGATGCGGGATCGTCGCTTGATGCGAGGTCATCCGCCTCATTTAAGAGCTGGTTGAATTCGTCGCGGTCCATCTAGTTGAGCCTCCCGTGCTCGTCGACCGGATGGTGCTGAACCCAGCGCCACTGCCCGCCCTTCTTCTTCGACGCCGGCTTCTTGGCTGCGGCGCCCGGCGGCTGCTCTTCCGCGCCGGTCTCTGCCGTTACCAGGGCCGGCGTCGACAGCGGGATCTGCCCGGCCGAGACGTAGTGCTCGTCACCGCCGTCGACCGGCTCGTAGTCGAGCGCGTCGCGCTTCTCGTTCAAGCTCAGCGTGGTCGACTTCTCGATGCGTGCCCACTGCGCGTCGCGCGCCATCTGCAGGGCGTCGACGTTGTCGAGGTCGAGCTCGATGTAGACGCCCTTGCCGAGCTGGCGGGCGAACCAGCGGTTGAGCGCGCTGACGATCTCGCGGGCGTCGGGGATCACCGTCTCCTGGTAGAACGACAGCCGCGCTTCCGCGTAGTTGGAATAGGTCTTGTCGCCGGGGAGGCCGACCAGCTCGGGCGGCGTGCCCAGCACGAAAGCAATCTCGCGCGCGGCGCGGTTCATGCCCTCGACGAACTGCATTTGCTCCGGTGCGAGGCCGAACTGCAGCCAGGAGTGCTTGCCGCCTTCGAGGTACATGCGCCCACCGGCCTTGTCGTAGCCGCGGTCCTCGCCGCGCAGCATGCGCAGCTTGCTCTCGTACTCCTCCGGGCCCAGCGTGTTGCCGCCGGCATCGCTGCCCTCGAACACCAGAGCACCCGAGGGCGCGCCGGCGTTGTCCTGGATCGCCTTGTTGTAGGCGGAGCCGCCGTTGTAGAGGTCGATGGCCCAGGCGCACGGATCGAGCGGGGATTGCCCGTACCAGTCGTCGACCGGGTTGTAGGACTTGATGTGCAGGACAGGCCGCGTCTTGGCCTCCAGGTCGACCTCGATGCGCCGCGTCGCCCCGCCCACGGTGTACTCGTAGGCCATGGGCGTGCCGGTCTCGCCCGGCACCACGCGCATGCGGTCGGCGCGGTGGGCGTACAGCTCCATGCGCTCGAGCTTGTTCTCGTCGGTGCGCTCGATGAAGGCGTTGCCCGAGAGCAGTCGCTGCGTGATCAGCGCGGTCAGGAACGCAGCCCGGTCCTGCTCGGGGTTCGGGCTGGCGATCAGATCGAGGAAGGGATGGTCCTCGATCTCCTCGCGGTCCTCGCCCTTGCCGCGGTAGAGCACCCAGGGGATATCGCAGATCGCCTTGGCCCTGAGCGCGATGCAGGCATAGACAATGGGGTTCTGCTGGTAGCCCTCGCGCGCTAGCTGCTCGTAGTTCCGACCGGGCCACACCGGCCGACCCACCATCAGGCGGGCGATCATCGGGCCGAGCTGGGACGCCTTCATGGCCAGGCGGCCGAACGCCGCCGCGGCCAGGGTGCGGAAGTAGCCGAGTTGCTTGCGGGGCATGGGTGTGGGTTGGCGTCCCTTAGAAGCGGGCGGAGCGGGCGTTGCTGACGCGGGTGGTGAGCATGAGGTCGGTGATCGCCCACACACGGGCGTCGACCCGGTCGGGCGAGTAGGTCTTGCGGTCGAAGTCGGTCGTAAAATCGCACATTTGATCTTCGAGCTGCTTGAACACGCCGACGTGGTGCACGCGGCCCTGCTCGTCGAGGTTCGATACCGGCTCGGCGCGGGTAACCTTGCCGCGCGAGGCGTAGACCAGGCGCACCTTGATGTTGGGCGCCAGGTTGGTGATCACCTGCGTGATCATCTCGCCGCCGTTGTTGGCTTCCGCGATGATAATGTCGGCCTTGTGGTCGACGTACAGCGCCAGCGCCTTCTCGGCCCACTGCTTGGGCGACAGCCCGCGCTCGGAGGCATCCGCCAGCACGTAGCCGTGGCCGTCCCTGCCCAGCCCAGCGCAGACGATGCCGCATTCGTCGGCGTCCTCGCCCGAGGTGAGTGGCGGGTCGATCGCCACCACCACGCGCGAGAATTCCGCAGGCTCGGGGCGGCGGTTTTCCTCAATGCGGCGCAGCGTCCACAGCGCGCCCGGCTTGTCCTCGAGGATCTCGGCGTGCAGCTCCTGCCGGCCGAGCCGTGTGCCCTCGTACTTCGCCCGCAGCTCGGCCAGGAAGTCGTCGGCCAGGTTCGCCGCATTGGCGTAGGTGTTGCCGCGCGTGATGCGCACGATGGGTGATCCGTCGCTCGCCTGCCGCTTGTCGCTCAACAATTCCTTGAGCAGCTTGGCAGGGGTCGGGGTCGACGTGATCACCGTGCGCGGGTCGTTGCCGAGGCGCAGACCGAAACGCAGCATGTCCCAGGCAGCCTGCATGCGCCGCCACTTCAAAAGCTCGTCGCACCAGGCCGCATGGAACTGCGGACCGCGCAGCGATTGCGGGTTGTCGCCCGAATACAGCTCGGCAACCGAGCCGTTCGGCCAGCTCACCGTGCCGCCGTTCTTGGACGGCGCGAACGTCGGGCGGAACCAGGGCTTGCCAGTGGCGATGATGCCGCTGTCGCCCATGACGCAGACCTTCTCGGCGTCCTCCTTGTTGGCCGCGACGATGGCGATCCTGCAGGGCGAGGCCTGCGCCCGCTCGTGGCACCACTCCGCCCCGACCCTGGTCTTGCCCCAGCCGCGGCCGGCGAGCGCAAGCCAAATGCGCCACAAACCGGGCGGCGGCAGCTGATCGTCGCGCGCCCAGAAGCGCCAGTCGTTCTCCAGGTGAGCGAGTTCGTCCTCGCTCAGGCTATCGAGGAACGCCTGCTGCTGGGATGGTTCGAGCGATGCGACCGAGCTTGCTCGCAATTGCACCGCGCACCTCGTTCAAATTGACATCGACCGGGCCGCCGTCCTTGCCGGTGATCTCCTGCCGCTGGCGCCACTTCCCGCCCTGCCGGTTGTTGAGCCAGTACATGCCGGCCATGGTGTCGGGCGGCTTCACGCGGTGGACGGTGACGATCTCGACGCGCTCGCTCTCACGCACCCGCTTGCCGTTCTCGTACTCGACGGTCTTGAGCTTGATCGCCTGCTGCTCGTCCCACTCGAAGCCCTCGGCGCTCTCGTGCATGCGCTCGGCAACGCCCATGTCGGCGAGGATCTTGCCCCTTTTTAGGGCCTCTCGAAATTCGGCATGGCGCACCTTCCAACGCGAGATGGTGGCAAGCCCCTTCTCGAAGAACTCAGCGAGGTCCTCCTCCGTGGCGTTGAGCAGCTTGCACAGCTTCTCGGCCTGCTCGCAGTATTCCGGCTTGAAGTCGCTGGGCCGGCCGCGGCTCCGCTTGGAGCTGTTCGCGGCCTTCGGCTTGTTGGCGGACTTCGAGCGGGGTTTCTGCGCGGGCTTCCTGGACATCGCTGTGGGTGATAAGATGTTGACGCGACGCCCCGTCCTCTATGACCATCGGCTAGAGCTAGCTCGATGCCGGTGCGAGAGGCGGGGGGTCGGAAAAGCAAAACCCGCCTCGGTGGGCGGGTCTCTCCGGGCGCGGAAGCGCACGTTGCTCCTTTAGGGGGTGATTTGCGTCGACTGTCAAGAGCTATCGCCCATCCCCTGCAAATTGCCGCTCCCGCCGCCGCGTCGCCTCGGCGCGCGTCTTCGCCTGCTGGCGATCATAGGCCCGGTCGAGCCAGGCGAGATAGCGGCATGCGCGGCGCAGGGCCACCTCCCACACGGGCTTGGCTGTCTTGTCGTAGGTGGTGGGGGTGTAGCTTCTCGCCCATTCCATGGCGTCGCCGACCGTGGGGCTCTCGCCATTGCTCTTGAGCAGCAGCATGGCATCAAGCACGTCGCGCACCGGGGGAAGATAGGGCTCGAAGAAGGCCCAGCGCTTGGCTGCGCGCTGGTGGGCGGCCGATAGGCCGTTCCGCATTGACGGATCGGTGCGCCCTGCACTGGTGCCGTAGTCGCCGATGCGCGCGTGCGCCGTCCGGTTCTCGTGTGCCCATCTGAGCCGCTCGGCGGCATGGTACTCGTTTGCGAAGAGTTTATGGCTGATGGCCTCCAGCGGCGCCTCGAAGGCGTAGGCCTTGGGGCTGCTCTCCCCGGCGTGCGGCACGACGCGATTGATCTTGGGGGCGGCTCCGGCTCTGGCGGTGCGCTCGGGTGTGGGCACGTTGGAGAACGACTTCGGCCGGCGCAGCGCACGCTCGAGCTCGACTTGCAGTTCGGCCTTAGCCTGGCCGTGCAGGTCGGCTTTCTCGCCGCTGACCTTCATCGTAGCTCCACCCGTCGAAATCCGGCAGTGTCGTCGTCATCGTCTCCGGCAAGCCGGCGCTCTTCCTCCTCGCGCGCCTGCTTGCCCCATAGGGCGAAGATTTCGTTGCGGCCGTTGTCGCGGCCCTGCAGATAGCCCTGCACCCAGATGGCGGCGACGGCGAGGAAGACGCCGAGAGCTTCGAGCCAGCCGATGGGGAACTTCACTGCCCAGCGCTCGCCACATCGTGCACCGAGTGCCACACGATCCGGCAATCCCCGCCAAGAACCTCGCAGGTGCCGAACAGGGTGATCGTCACCAGCAGGGCGGCAAGCACCGCGCTGGCGACCATCCAGGACCATTCACGTGGGGTCAGCATGCGGATCACTCCTCCTCTTCGTCGCGCGTCTCGCGTATCCGGGCACTCGCCGGGCATGCGCTCTGCAGGCTTTCCAAGTGCTCCAGGGCGAGCGCCAGGATCGACGCGGCGCCACGTGTGATATCGGGCTGCTCGCGTTCGGCGCGGCGCAGGTTCTGCACCGCCGCCTGCAGGTTGGCCTTGGCGTGGGCGATGAAGGTTTCCGCGGTGACGGTGTAGCCCTTGGCTTGACCAGGGTGGGAAAAGCGGCTGGCGCGGCTGAAAGTGTAGCGGGTCATTGCATCCTCGGCATCGCAGACGGTTTCCAGATCGGCATGGATGGGGCGGGTGCTCATGGCGTCCCTCCACCGTAGGTATTTCCCACACCTACCCACGCGCAAACGTCTGTGGGCTGATCCGCACCCAGCAGAGGGGCGATGCGATCCCCCATC